CCTACGCTTATTTTTCTTCGCCCATTTACCGTGAAGAACGGCCTGAGTGGGTTGAGGAAACGCTTAAGCATAGCGAGAAGCACTACGTTGAGACTAAGCAGCATATAGGCGAAGATGCTATTGTTGTGCAAACGGGTCCAATGGGAAAAGACCCTGATCTTGCGTATCTTACTTCCTACTTTCGAGATAAGGGGGTAAGCATACTAAAAGAACAGGGGTACTTGACGGACGAGCATGAGTTCTATGTGTCAGGTATGTGGGGACAAGAGTTTGCGTGTACTGGCAGTAACATTATGCACGTACACGGCGACAGCCAGATTTCAGGGTTTTACTTCTTAGAGGTTCCTGAAGGCGGCTCTTATCCAATATTTGATGACCCACGAGCTGGCAAGAAAATGGCGGACTTGCAGGCTGCGCCAAGCGATGACGTAACAATGGCTACGCCGTATGTGCATTTTGATAATGTGCAACCCGGCACATTGATGTTGTTTAACTCTTGGTTGCCGCACATGATCACGGAAAACCAAGCAGAGCAAAAAACAAAGTTTATACATTTCATTTTGTCGCAGCGACAAAGGTTTATTTAATGCAACACGTAGTAATACCCTACGCTAGAAAGACAGAGCCTTTTGCTTGGTGGGAAGGTGCTTTCACAGACCAAGAGCTTGATTGGTTACAAGCTAAAGCAAAAGAAGCCTCCCAGCCTGCTGAAGTAGGCGGAGGTGGCGCAGGAGTGGTGTCCGAGGATATACGCAGGTCCGAGCTTAGTTGGCTTAATAATTCGCCCGAAACAAAGTGGGTATTTGAAAAGCTGGGCCATGTTGCCGCCTCATTGAACGCAGACTACTTTGGTTTTAGCCTCGCGGGGTTTGGAGAGCCGCTACAGCTAACTAACTATTTAGAAAGCCGCCAAGGAACTTACGGCTGGCATCAAGATTTTGGAGGTAGTGGACCCTCCCGTAAGCTGTCGTTGGTGCTACAGCTTTCAAGCCCTGAAGACTACGAGGGGGGACAGTTACAACTGCTTAATAGCAAAGAACCCACTAGTGTGAAGAAAAATAGGGGGCTAATAATGGCTTTCCCTGCGTGGACCCTCCATCAAGTAACTCCGGTGGTTAAGGGTACAAGACAGTCCCTAGTGGCGTGGGTATCAGGGGAGCCGTTTAGATGAACGTGGAGTACAAAGATTTTATTGGTGTGTTCTCGGATGTTTTTCCAAAAGGTTTCTGTGAGCATTTGATTGCTGAGTTTGACCGCAACCAAATGCTTGGCGCAGGGACGGACAGGTTAAAAGGCGAAGGCGCGGCAGGGCACGAGAAAAAAGATGTATCGGTATTTTTCAATGGCAAAAATGTAACCTTTGATGCATTTGAAGATAAAGACACCAATGATGTGTTTTTTCATGGCCTACAGCAGTGTTTTGAGTCTTATGGGAATGAATTCTCGCTCATAAAGAAAATTAAGATGAACTGCAACAACATAAAAATGCAGAAAACCTCTACTGGCGGAGGTTACCATATATGGCACAGTGAGCAGGGCAACGGGGAACAAGCTAATCGGGGTTTGGTTTATGCACTTTACCTAAACACGCTCCCTCCCGAGGCAAATGGAGAAACCGAGTTTCTATACCAGCAGCGCAGAGTAAGCCCTGTTGAAAATACAATGGTGTTGTGGCCTGCCGCGTTTACCCACGCGCACCGGGGAAACCCCGTCTATGGCGACAACACAAAATACATCGTTACTGGGTGGTTTTACCACGAGTGAGTAAATTATGCCTATAGGTACTAGCAAAGCAGGAGTTCTTGGTGCTGGGATGGCCCCCGGAGGGACTGAGACTTTTAACACCACAGGGACATTCACGGCACCTGCCGGAATAGCCCTAGTTAATGTGGTCGGATATGGGGCAACGGGTAGCGCGGGCAATCCGGGCAATGCAGGCGGTCCGGGGTCAGGAGGAGCAGGGGGGTATGGTGGCGCTTCCAACGGTTCCCTACCCGGTCCGGGGTTGATCTTCTGTGCACCCCCACAGTCAGGAGGAGCAGGAGGAGCAGGTTCCGGTCCCGGTAACCCCGGCACCTCTGGCTCCTCTGGAGGTGCTTCCACGGTGCTTTGCATCACAATGCCGGGTAGCGCGGGTGGTACGGGTGGTACGGGTGGCTCGGGTGGTGCGGCAGGTAACGCGGGCGGGGGCGGTCCCGCCCAAAGTGCTACAAACGGCAACGCCTTTGGTGGCAATCAAGGAACTGCTGGAGGAGGCTACGGGTACTACGGGTACTGCTCCTATGCTTATTTTTGTGGAAACATCAAAACGCAAGGTAGGGGGTCTACGGGTGGCGGAGGCGCGGGAACAAGCAACCCCGGCACAGGCCCCAGCGTTTCTACACCACTGATTAACACAACTGCCGCTGGAGGTAATTCTGGCGGAGGTACGGGTGGTCGGGGAGGGTGGACCAACTCTAACAGCGACTATGGTGGAAGCGCCACAAACTACCCCGCAGGGACAGCAGGAAGTGTTGCAGGTGCCGGTGGTGGCGGTGGCGGCGGCGGTGCGAGATCAATATCCCGGTGCTGCCAGATGAATGGCTATGGACAAGGTGGCGGTGGTGGCGGTGGTGGCGGCAGGGGTGTAGCAGGCGGAAGTCCGGGCAATGCGGGTAACCCCGGGGCCAGTGTAAGCCCTACCACACAAAACTGTGTGGCAACGGTGGGCGGTTCCTCCTATCCTGTAACTGTAAACGGCCAAGTAGTCGTCTCATGGTGTCCCCAGTAATGAATAAAAAAGAGTTTGCAAAACAGTTTGAAGAGCGCCAGCAACAACAACAGCTAGAGGCTCTTGATTCTAACCGCAATAGGGCGCAGGCGGTAAGTATAGGAATGTCGGGGTCAGGTACTACAGAAATAACTATGCGCGGGGTGGATGGCACGTTTTTATGGAATGTGTATCCCCCGACTCAAGTAACCGAGTTTATACACCAACTAGCAGCAAGCATAGGTTGCCATATACAAATACAGCCTAGAGAAGATTTTGGTAGTTGGCGAGAATGGAATCCTGTTAGCGATGCGGAACGGTTACACTTAAATGGGTTTCCCCCATTTGCAGGAGAGCGAGTAGGCCATGAGAAGATGGGACTACTCAAAAAAGACAAAACACAACCCGGATTTACGCCTACATTAGAGGCTAAGGAGCAAAAAAATGCTGTGGCAACTAAAAAAACTGTCAACAAACGAAGCACTAAACGAAGCAGGGCCGCTGCCCAATAACTGGGGGCCTGTCTTTGGTATGGCTGGAATCCAAGACCGACTTGGCGATTTGTCATGGTTGGGTGAAGCGTTCAACGACCAAGGTTGGGTGCAAGTGGAAGGCACGGCAGCAACTGTAGCCGAAGCGTCCCCTGAGTGGATAGCTTGGAACAACGCAAAGACTTTATTAGCAGCCTCTGACTGGTCTATGCTATCGGATGTCCCGCTAACAGTTAGCGCGAAACAACTGTGGATTGAGTACCGACGGGACTTACGGAACATACGCAGCCAAGCACAGTTTCCTGCGACAATTACTTGGCCTGTTAAGCCTGAGTGAAATATCGAATAAGGTTCAACAAGTCTCGCGGACAGCCGGGACGGGGCACACAGGAACACGTTTGGAGGGTGCTTCAAGACAACACAGAGTGGCTTGCTAGACACGTTATTATAGAGGTCCCGACCAGAAGTGAGCAAGAAGGGACGGACTGGAACATAGTGTGCGAGGGGAAGATGTTGTTCTTTGAAGACACAGACACGGCGGTGATTACATAAATGAGGTTATTTAGAGATAAGCCCATAGAGCTGCATTGTTACACCTATAGAGCGGATGTTTATAATTACGCCCCGATACAGCCGGGAAGAAACACGCCCAGAGAATGGTTCAAGTCATTACAGAGCAATAAAAAGAAGTACCAGCAGGGTCTGCACAATGCCTCCTCGTGTCCCGCGTTACGGAGTGAGTTAGACACGGGTCTTGTAATGCCTTTATGGAGTGACTTAAATTTGCGGGTTGGGCCTAGATCAGAAGAGCCTTGGTGGAAGTACCAGTTTTCAGATGGGGAGTCAGAGCTGACAAATCACACTTTTTCCCAGCTAGGAAAACCAGAACAGGACAAAACGATGATTTGTCTAAAAGCAGTTAGTCCTTGGCGTTTTATGTGCAGCCACGATATAGAGTTTATGTTCTGCGGTGACCAGTTGGAATTGTTAAAATACGGTGTTCTGGAGATACTGCACGGGAAAACGGGGTTTAAGTACCAATCGGGGACTAACATAAATATAGTAGTGCAGGGGGGGAGCACTGAAACCGACGTGTCTCTTCCTTTTTTGTTCCCTATACTAAAACTTGTCCCGTTAACCGAGAAAAAAGTAGTTGTAATAAACCACTTAATTACTAAAGATACTTGGCTAAACTTAGTCAAGGTAAATGCCATAAGCTGCTTCACTAATGCGTACTATAAGAAAAAGGCTATAATGAAAAAGAAAGGGCCTTTTAAATATACTACAGAAGCGTAGATATTCTAGTAATGGAGCAGTACTGTGACCGAAGCGCAGATAGAAGCGATGATCGAAAAAGCAGCGGCAGCGGGAGCTATTAAGGCTCTGCACGACATCGGTTTGTCCGATGAAGATGCTAATGCTGACCTGAGAGAGCTTAGGTCAGTCCTAGACGCGTGGCGCATGGCTAAACAAACGGCTGGCAGGGCTATTGTGCAGACACTGACCTACTTGTTCCTTGGTGCGCTTCTTGCTGGTTCTTACATAAAGATCACCGGGAAATAGTAGGCGCGGTGCTCACATGGTCGGCGAGATTGCGTTATTAATCAAAGGACTCGATACCGCCTTCAATTTGGTACAAGCGTCTATTAAGAAAAAGAAGGAAGTCCAGCAGATGGGTGCTGAGATTTCCGGTTTCTTCCACCAAAAAGAGGCCATCGAAGAAAAGATAGTTGAGGTTAGAAAACACGGCAGGGCGGCGTATATTGGCTCTCCTCAATGGCAGAAAATCCAACGTAACGCTATACGGATTCAAAAAGACAGAAACTTTAGGTATCAAATGAGAACTAAACAGCAACGAATTGCCGCGCAGAAGAAAAATGACTTATCCCTTGCCTATAAGATACTAGCAGGGTTGTTTGTATTGGCTATAGGCATTGCTGGCCTAATCTTTATCTTAATCACATAGTAGAGGGATTTCAGAATGGAAATGATTAAAACTGTATTAACCAAGATCGGTGGCCCAGTATGGCGCTTGGTCCAGACCACTAAGCACTCAACTATTGGCGCTATTGTAGTAATTGTAGTGGTC